TAATGCTTTAGAGCAACACAGAATTTACACTGAAAATGTGAACGAGTTAACAGTGGATCCTATGTGGCTCTATTTGATGAACCCCAAACTCGCTAAAGAAATCATGCCGCTGAATACAAAGGCGATACGAGAAGAGTTTAGGAAAGCCGGAAACAATAAGATCCAGTTTTACTCTCATCCGTTTGCTACAATCCTTGCCGCTGTAATGGGTATGGGAATGTTAGCAGCCCTCGGACTCGAAGAACCAGATGAAGAGGTCATGCCAGATGGCATCCTAACTGCGTAAAGAGGCCCTTCGGGGCCTTTTCTACATAAGGAGACTTATATGGGCGCACCAAAGAACCCTCGAAAGAAAGCCCCTGACAAGGAACTAAAGAACCCAAATATGGCACGTAAGGGAAGTCAGAACTACTTCTCCAAATTGATGTCTACACCAGAAGGCCGAGCATTGAGAAAGCAATGGTCAAACAAGCCTAAGAAAAATGCAGGTCGTCCAAGAGGAACTCCCGACGGTTACACTGCAGAAATGATCGCACCGATCAGAAAACAAGCAAAAGCAGATGCTGAAAGGATTGTTGCTATAATGGCTAAAGAAAACAATATCGACGACGAGTATGCAGTCGAAGCACTGAAGACCGCCGTGGAAATCATGCGCGAACCTGCACAGAACAGAGACCGCCTAACAGCGGCTCGAATGGTCTTAGATTTCACTAAGACAAAACCTGCCGCTAAGAGCGAAGTTACAATCGGTAAGGCCGAAGCCTTCTTGGAGTCGCTACTAGGCGACGAAGAAGAAGAGCAAGATGGACAAGAAACTTAAAGCAGTCAGAAAGAAGTTATTCGAAGACTTCGATTTCTACGCAAAATCAGCCCTCAAGATAAGAACTAAAGATGGAGACATCCAACCTCTTAATCTGAAACCTGCACAGAGAATACTGCAAGATGCAGTCGACAAGCAGTTAGCAACTGAGGGCAAAGTAAGGATCATAATTCTCAAGGCGAGACAGCAAGGTCTTAGTACCTATTGCGGTGGTTATCTCTATCACAATGTGTCTCAGCGAAAAGCCTGTAAAGCGATGGTGATTACTCATCACTCTGACAGTACTCGAGCCTTGTTTGATATGACCAAGAGGTATCATGAGAATTGTCCAGAACTTCTAAAACCACATACTAAATACTCCTCTCGCCGTGAACTTACATTTGACGTCTTAGACAGTTCTTATGTTGTGGCTACGGCAGGGGGTGAGAGTATTGGTCGAGGTGAGACACTTACTCACGTACATGCTTCTGAAATAGCGTTTTGGCAAAAGACCACTGCGCTAGAGAACTGGAACGGCCTCACACAAGCAGTCCCAAACAAGAAGGGAACTGCGATCTTTGTAGAGAGTACGGCTAACGGTGTTAGTGGTGTTTTCTATGATCTGTGGAGAGGAGCCGTGGAAGGAACTAATGGATATGTTCCGGTGTTTATTCCTTGGCATTTGGACCCCGACTATCGGGAGCCAGTTCCTGAGAACTTCGAACCAACACCAGAAGAGGAAGAACTAGTTGATAAGTACGGACTTGATGATGAGCAACTTATGTTCAGACGACGTAAGATCGCTCAGAACGGAATTGATTTATTCAGACAAGAGTATCCGATTGAGGCTGACGAAGCCTTCCTTACAACTGGTAGACCAGTGTTTAATCCCGAGTCACTCCAAGAGGCTCTCAACAATGCTCCAGATCCTATCAATAGACTGGCGTTAGAAGGTGACGAGTGGCTAGAGAACCCTCGAGGCGAACTGTCACTCTTCAAGAAACATGATGCCGGAGAGAGATACACGATTGGGGCAGACGTTGCCATGGGCGTGTCTGGTGGTGACTGGTCTGTAGCGCAGGTCTTGGACTCGAAGAAAAGGCAAGTAGCCACGTATCGAGCCAGAGTACATCCTGACTACTTTGCAACAGTTCTCTTCGCTCTTGGTGAGTTTTTCAATGAGGCTCTCATAATTGTAGAAAACAACAGCCACGGCATACTGACCTGTACAAGGCTCGGTAAGGACATGGCGTATCCAAATTTCTACACTGAGATCCAAGTCGACAAACTTACAGATAAAGAGACCGTTAAACTCGGTTTCACAACTACCTCCAAAACTAAGCCGCTTGTCATCGATGAACTGAGGGCAGCGCATAGGGAGGGAACAATCGAACTAAACGATAAAGTCACTATCCGAGAAATGCTCACATACATCGTCAATAACAGCGGTGCCATGGAGGCTGAAGCCGGATGTTTTGACGACTGTGTCATGAGTTTAGCACTCGCCAATCACATCCATGAGGGTGTGTGGACGCCAATAGAGGCAGTCGATGAATTTTACATTGAGATGGTTTAGATATGAAATCAGAAGAATTACAAAAACTTGATGACGAGAAGATCCTCTCGATAGTCGACCAGAACTTGAGACGATCAATAGGCTACTACGATAGTGAACTGTCGAAAGAACGCCAAAAGGTTATGGACTATTACTCAGCCCATCTACCTAAACCTGCACATGATGGTAACAGTAAGTATGTGTCTCAGGACGTATACGATGCAGTCGAAAGTATGAAGGCTGCACTACTCGAGACTTTCAGTACAGGTAACAAAACACTTCGCTTCTCTCCTCAGAATGTTGACGACGTCCAGATGGCTGACGTGTGTACAGAATACACCGACTACGTCCTTCACAGACAAAACAACTTGTTCGAGGTGATGCAAACAGTGATCCACGACGGACTGATTGCAAGGGCAGGGATCTGTAAAGTTTACTGGGAACAAAAGACTGACAGTTACCTCGAAGACATCGAGGATCTGACAGAAGAAGAACTCGACATGCGTCTAGCAGACGACATGACTGAGATCGAAGAGATTGAGACAGACGAATATGGATTGAACAACGGTCAGCTACGGATCTACAGAGACACATCTCAGGTAAAGATCGAAGCAGTTGCTCCAGAAGAGTTCCTGATCGAGCCTCAGTGTAAGTCACTAGAAAGTGCCATGTTTATCGCCCACCGCACTAAGAAGTCACTCTCAGATCTAATTGAGATGGGATATGACGAGAAAGTGGTCATGGAGATCAACGACGAAGACAATGACTTCGACAATGATCCAGAGATACTATCACGTTTCAACGAGATCGGTGCAGACCGAGGCTTCAAAGTTAACAGTAACCAGAAAATGTCCAGACAGGTTACAGTCGTTGAGGCATTTTTAGAATTAGACAAGTATGGTGAGGGCGTTTGTTCTCTATATCGTGTCGTCAAGTCTGGCGGTACAATGTTGGAGTGCGAAGAGGTCCCTAGACTGCCATTTGTGGCTTTCGTTCCTTTACCTATTCCACATGCTTTTCATGGTAACAATTTTGCTGACAAACTAGTGGCGATACAGAATGCTAGAACTGTTCTTACACGGTCCATTCTTGACCATGCTATGGTTACTAACAATCCTAGATACACAGTGGTTAAAGGTGGACTCACCAATCCTCGTGAACTTATTGACAACCGTGTAGGCGGTATCGTCAACGTCACTCGACCAGATGCAATCAACCCAATGGCTCAAGCAAGCCTCAACCCATTTGTGTTTCAAACGATACAGATGCTTGACGGAGACAAAGAGGATACTTCCGGCGTTTCTCGATTGTCAAAAGGCTTGAACAAAGACGCCATATCGAAACAGAACTCCGCTGCGATGGTCGAACAACTGGCGACGATGAGCCAACAACGACAAAAGATTATCGCACGTAACTTTGCTAACAACTTCCTCAAACCTCTCTTTCTCAAGGTCTACCAGATCTGCGTAGAGAACGAGACGGAAGAAAAGATCGTTGAGTTAGCAGGTAACTATGTAAAGATCACACCTGCACAGTGGTCAGACAAACGTGACGTGATGGTTGAGTTCAACCTCGGTTACGGTGAACAGGAGACACAGATCCAGAAGTATCTGGCTTTCCATCAACTGTTCTCGTCAGATCCAAGTCTAGGTCAAATGTATGGACCACAACAGAAACATCAGATGCTTGGTAAGATCCTCGATATGTCAGGGATCAAGAACGTAGCTGATTATCTAATGGATCCTAAGATGATCCCACCACCACCGCCTAATCCGGCTCAACAGATGCAAATGCAGATGCAACAGAAGCAACTGGAGATCTCGGATCGTCAAACTACGGTTGCCGAACAGAAAGCAGCCTATGAGGCAGAAATTGGTCGTATGAAACTCGAACTTGAGAGACTCAAAGCCGAGCAAGATTACGCCCTCAAGTCGGACAAGATGGATCTCGCTGAGAGCCAACAACAGCATAAAGAAATGGTGAACCTCGAAGAACTCGAGATCGCTAGACGTGCTGAAGACGTCCGAGCAATCGCAAGCCCTAATGGATAGGAACTTATGACAACACAAGAAGAGCAATTAATTCAGCAGGGCGATGAGGCCGAGCAAATCTTAGGATCCTCGGCTTTCAACGCCACTGTCAATGAATTAGTCGACGAGGCTTTCAAAGCATTCGTCAACACAGAACCTCACGAAAGTGAAAAGCGTGAGGACAAATATCGCCACTACCGAGCATTAGTCGACGTGGTGAACCATTTTAAACATAAAGTCGCGGTGCGAGATAGCATCAAAGAAGGCGACACTAGCCAAGAAGAGGACTAGCACCATGTCAGACGTGCAAAAGACCGAATCTGAACCTCGCGCATTGGATCTCAATGACGCGGCTGACGCCATCCTAGATCGTTGGACAGACGCTGAGAAGCCATCTGAAGACGAAGAAGTGGAGGCAACAACTGAAGACGTCGATGAGACAGACGTAGAAGAAGTTGAAACTGAGGAAGCCGAAGAACTCGAAGAAGTTGAAGAGTACGACGACGACCCTGATGAAGAGGAAGAAACCGAAGACGAAGAAGTCGACGACGAGGACGAAGAGGAAGACGATACCACTGAAGAAGTGAAAGTCGCCTCGGACGATACAATCGTCGAAGTCAAAGTGAACGGTGAAACTCAACAGGTATCTGTCAAGGACTTGAAACGTCTAGCAGGTCAAGAAGCATCCCTCACCCGAAAGTCTCAAGACTTAGCCGAACAACGTAAAGTTGCAGAAGAAGATTTTGCAAGAACGAATGCGGCATACCAAAAACTCTTAGATCGCGCCAAAGAACGATTAAAGCCATACTCAGAGATGGATATGCTAATCGCTCAGTCGCAGATGGACGTGGAAACATTTGCCCAACTACGACAAGACGCGAAACAGGCCGAAGAGGACGTCAAGTTCCTCGAGGAAGAAAGCAACTCCTTGCTGAAAGATATGCAAGCGAAGCGTCAGACTGCAGTTCAAGCAGCCGCGAAAGATTGTATTCGTGTGTTAGAAGAACAGATGCCAGACTGGGGCAACGACTTGTATAACGACATCAGGACGTATGCTGTCAAACAGGGCCTACCTCAACATGAAGTTGACCAGTACACAGATCCAAATGTGATCATGCTGATCAACAAGGCTCGTCTCTACGATGAAACTAAAGCGGCAGCCCAAACAAAGAAGGCTAAAGCAAAAGTGACTAAGAAGACGAAGAAGACCAAAGTGTTGAGTTCTAAGAAATCACCACCCACCAAAACTCAGATTAAGAAGGCGAATGCCGAAAAGGCACGTATGAAACTTCGAGAAAATCCGAAGTATGGCGGTGGTATGGATGACGTAACCGAAGCCTTAATGGCACGTTGGGAAACCTAGTCTTTCCACTTCAATCTTAAACTTAAAGGAACTCAATTATGAGTACATATACAACCTATGACCAAGTTGGTCTGAAAGAGTCGGTTGCAGATATTATCACGGATATAACTCCTTTTGATACCCCTGCGATGACAATGTTCAAGGATGAGAAAGTCGGCGCACGTACATTCTCTTGGCTTGAGGACTCACTCGCT